TTGATGAATCATCAAACAAATCAAGCATTAAATCTTTCAAAAATTCAACATCTGCTGGTGTTTTTGCTTTGTAAATATATTCATTAAATTCAATTAACCCATTTGGTGTTCCTATAAATTTAAGCAAAAATTCTACTGATTTACGAGTACCCTTAGATTTCCAAATCCACGGTGTATTCATAATGATTCGTCTCCACATTTCAATTTCAGCTTCAATAGGTGTTAAACCTCTAGAGTGACCACTATAGGTTGAGTCCGCTGGTGTTAAGAATGAACTTAATAAATCATTTTCTAATATGGAAGATACTAAGTCCCAACCTAATACACGACCTAAATTTTTTAAATATATGTCTGGTGTATTATCTTTTTTGTTGTAAGTTACAACATCTGAAAATGCAATACCATCAATATATCTCTTAACCTCATCAAATTCACGTCCGTAAATTTTTAAAGTTTTATTCATTTTTTGACCCGCAGTTTCCTGTTCTTCACCATCACATGTTGGAATTGTATCAAAATCTGAAATAGACTCTGATGTTAATTGACGGACCATTAAATCAGTTTTTGTATTATCATTACCCTCAGCTAATTGGAGTAATTCTTCAACAAAATTAATATAATTTGTTGTATCAAAATCAATATTATAACCATCAGTTACAGGCCATGTAAGGGTTTTTTCGGTTCTTAATATAGCACCAATATCAGATAAATATGTATATTCATAAGTTGATGTATATTTCGGTAATGTTAATCTGTTTAATAAATTAGCTTCAAAATCTGGTAATGTATTAAAAAATAATTCAATTTTTTTATTATTTGGTCTGATGTGAATATCTTCAATTGATGTAGAACCACTCAATATTTGACCACTAACTTTAAAGTATAGATAATCATTACCTTGATTTGTTGATGCAGTAAATTCTGTAATCGGATAATCACCAGATGTTAATGATACAACATAATCTGAGTAATTAACTGTCATGTTTCTCAAATCATTTGTTTCATTGTATGTGTTTAATATGGTACCATTTTGTAAATAATTAATATCAAATTTATTGATAATATTTTTTGTAGGAACTTTAAATGTTGAAGTCCCAACAATTGGGTCGTAAACACAATCCTCAATCGTATAAGATGTTGAATTATATTCTAATGGATTTGAGTGAAGTACTTTAATTGATGCTGGCCAATTAATGATAATATCTTCCAGTGAAACCCTAATGAATTCTTTTAGGGAACCGAAAAACGCATAATTACATAAATTAGACTTATCTAAATTAAGTCTAACTGTTGAATTATTTACTAATAATGTTTGTGCAGTTGTATAATCAAGCTGTAAATCATTTAACGTCATAAATGACGAAAAATTCTTAGTTACAAATAATTTACTAGGTTTAGTATCAATAGATGTACTAATTACAAAATTACCAGATGTAAAAATAGGGGTACCATTATCACTTGCTAGTTGAAACCCTACTAAATCATCTGAAAAATTTCTATACTCAATACCATTATCGTAGAAAATTCTTTGCGCATAACCAACTACTTTAACTTTATCATTCTCTGCCATTAACTATAACTTATACGTTTGTAATATTATCAAACCCCTTCAAGAAATCGATATTAGTTCTAAGTTCTCTAACCTCAAATAATGGTTTGCCAGAGAATCTATCTTTAATTTCAAACAAGTTGTATTGTTTGTAAATTTGATTGTTGAAGTTGTATATAGTATAAATACCATCCTCCAAGGATTTTGTTTGATTTCCAAACAATCCGTATGCAATTGTTTCTATATCATGTTCAACCATTTCTATTTCAATCATAGTTGGATTGAAAAATGTATTTGTTATAATAACCTCTTGATTTGGTTCACCAATGAAAGGTAATACATTTGGTTTAACGTTTGATGTTGAACTAGGTGTTACCGTTGCAAAAACTAATGAAGAATTATCATTGAAACGATATCTTATCGCTTTTTGATTCGTGTTTGTTAAATTTTGATTAACTGGTTCAGCTTTATTATTTGATGTGATAATTCTAAACACATTATTAACTTTATTACCATTTTCAAGATATTCTATTCGATACCCAATTAATCCATTGTTTTGAAATTGACCGATAAAACGGTTATCAATCTCATTAATATCAAAAATAAGACCTTTAACGTTTGATAACGCAGATAAAACACCACAATCAACGATTCTAGTTCTGATTTCTACAGGGCGTATTAAAAGGGTATAAAACCCTTTTTGGTTAAATATTGTAGATGGTAATGTTAATGTGTAAATACCACCCATTAACTCAGTACCATTCCCGTTTGGATTACTTACCCTATTAAGTACCGTTGCTGGGTCCAAAGGTGTAAAGTTTACGCCATTACCACCTGTTGTTCTAGATGGTGTAAAATGCATTAAAACTTCAATATCATCGATTGAAACGTCTGCTGGTCTAATTGTTCCGTATGAACCTGTTGCCATATTTTTTTCTTACTTTTTGTTAATATTATAAAATCCGTTACCGTACCATTCTAAATGTTCAATACTCTCAACCTCTGATAGTTTTAAGTGATATTCCATTACTGTTGTTGAACCTCTATCAATAAATACATCACTAAACACTTCTGGACTATTAATTATACCAAAAAGATATTCTTCTTTTGTTAGTGCAGATAAAGATGTGTTTGTATTGTTCCAACCTTCAGCCTTATAATTTACTTTAGATAAATTATTAATCAATAGTGATTCACCTTTTGTATATTTTTTATTGTTAAAATCAAACTTATTTTGTTTTGACGCATTTAATATAATATTAGATTCTGTAAATAACAAACCTGATGTTTGATTCGGAGTACCAATGTTAATATCATTATTTGCATCAAAAACATAAGTTGTTGTACCTGTGTCACCACTAATCCTATCGGTTATTCGACTAACACCATATATTGTTTGATTATCATAATTTAAATACTGGTCAGTATCGATATTGAAATTTATAATATATCGATTGTTTTTATTGTAGCTCTTTAACGCATTTAATCTAGATTCAGTATATGCTGTTACAACATCACCATCTTGGTACCAATCACTAACTAATGCATTATCGTATCTTATATATTGTGTGTATGCCGTTAAAATAACTGAAGGTGGTGTTTGACCTGACATAAATGGGAATGTAATCCCACTTATAGTTAATTTATCAATTAATTCAGTATAATCTACTGGTTCATTAACATAAGGAAAATCAGTAAAAACCCCCATATCATCAATAGTCTGTTCTAACATAATATTGAATCCAAAAGTTGTAGCAGTTAACAATCCGTATGTTTGGTCCGCATTTCTACTTATCCCTTCTTCTAATGATATTTGTTTCTTAATTAATTTCATTATATTGCTTGTATTTCGTATAAATTAACAATCATATTGTTACCAACGATTGTTATGTTAGTTGGTACTGTATATGTTTGGTCGATTTCGTAAAACCAACCAGTTGTTGTTCTTTTTAATATATATTTCATATGTAATTTATCCACCAAATTATCAATAGTTTGAGGAACATTTGTTGTAATTAAAGGTACTGATTTACCTGTTTTAGCGTTATTCCAAGATGCTCTCATATATAATTCATTTGGTATATCGTCTTTAAAATGATATAAATGGTAACCTTCAGCGATACCTTCTGGATACATAACTGGGTCTTCAACTGTAAACCTAATTGGTATTTGAAAAACTGGTAGTGGTAAGTTACTGTTTTGATTTGGTGTTCCTATTAAAGTACTGACAGGAATCAAATCGGATGCTCTCAATCTACAAAATAACGTCATATATGTTATTAAGTTTTGATTAGTCGGAATATCTGAATCATAAAATGTTAATCTAAGGAATGAGCGTTTAAATTTGTTCTTCCTAAATTTTAAATCATCATATGAGTATTCTTCACTACCATATGTTGTTTGTGTAGGAAATGTGTTTGTTGAGTCTAGTAGATTTAATTTATATGTAATACTATTTAATTGAACATCATTTTCATCAACTGGTATTAATCTTACTTTTTCATAGTCAACGATATTATTAACCACGTTTTCTATCTCAACATTTACAAAATCTACTTCCACTATTTCAGCTTGGTCAACAGGTTGAAAATCTAATGACAGTGGGATATTAATTGTCAACCCAGAAGTTGATATATCTTTAATATTTACTTGATACTTTTTAACATGCATTTTCTTTATTATTAACCACAAATTTATCTGTCATAACATCACCAATTTGGTCTCTTGGGAATGTTGAATAAAATAGACCATATTTTGCAAATGGGTCTTGTCTTCTTAATGCTACACAATAATTCTGATGAATGTAATGTGTCCCATTTAAAAATGGATAGTCTAGTGGTTTATCTCTTGTATCAGAAAAACCAATATCTAGTAAATCTCGCCATATAAATCTACCGTCACCTAAGTCTTCAGCATAATCTGGGATACCAATAGTTGATGAATCACCTTGTTCAATATAATTAGAAAATTCTCTAATTTCTATCTTATAATGTGGTTTATAAAAATTCCCCTCATACCTGGTACCCATAATAACTGGTGATTC